TAATAACCCTGGAAGATTATATGGATTGTCTTCAGTTTTTGGCAATCCTGCCATCATAAAACTTGATTCAAATGCCATAAATATTTACCAATGATGTATTGCGTTTATAACGAGTGTAACGTTAGCAATTACAGCTAACAGTATTATTGCCCAATGGTCATTCATTTCTTAGGTGGCTTTTTGCCTTTAGGTTTACAAGCCATTACACTAACTCAGTTACGCAAATTGTTGCTGCAGTTACTGTGGCATCTTTAATGTAAGCCATCTTGTCACCAGCATTAACTTTAAATATTGATGAACTGTTGTTTTCAATCATCATGCTTGTAGTGATGGAGGCTGTTGGATTAGTACCAAATGCTACATGACAATGTCCTAAAGAACATGATACACGTACCAAAGTAGTGTTTGAACCAAATGCAGTTGATTGTGCTGTTGTATTACCTACAGCGAATACTTGTGATGTGGATGGCGTGTAAGCATCTACAATGTTACCACCTTGGTCTCTTGCAATTATACTCATTATTTTTTACCTTTCATTTTATCTGCTTCTGATAAGGCTATTGCAATGGCTTGCTTGCGATTACGCACTATTTTGCCACCTTTTCCAGAGTGCAGACCTTTATCTTTATACTCGCCCATAACCTTACTAATTTTTTCTGCTGCTTTATCATAATTAGGCATAATTAATCCTCCATTGGGTCTTCAAATTCTTTTTCTTCCCATACAGAACATAGACGGGATGTATGGCAAATAAAATCTAGCTTATGGCAGTAACCACGTTGGGCTTGGCCATCGTATAAGTCGTATTTGTTTAGTGGGATAGCTTCCATCTGTTCAAACATTGATGGAGTATTTTCGTAATACTCGCAGTTGCCGCAGCGTTGGCGTTTTACTTCGTCTGGAGTGATGCGGAACATTTTGGCCATCTTTGACCAATAGTCCTTGCTTGGTAAACTAGGGTTAATTGGCCCTAGAGAATAGTTACTGATTGCATTTTCTGTGTTGGCAGCTATTTCTTTAGCAGAACCTATACCAGATTTAACGTCTAATAATCCCATAACTATCCTTAAAAAATAGGAGGCTCTCGCAACTAGACTGCCTCGGAGTCTACCCTACCACGTCTGGGGGGCGATGATTGCTTTCTAGCGATGTACTGTCGCTGGAATAAAAAAGTAATGCAAAATTGCACTACTATAAATCTTTATGCGACTATATCATAATTATCATCTTTAGTCAACTGGCCTTCAACTTGTTCAGAATATTCAAATTCAATCAGCATTTCAATAAAATGTATCGCCTTCTTTAAATCCTCTAGCTTGTTCTTACTCCGATGTCTGCACAAATACTTAATGGCTGTAGCCTCTAGGTACGGAATGTTATTGTAATAGCAGAACTCTGCTGGCTGTATGGCAAAACCTTTGTAATGACTTCCACCGTGCTGTATGTCTAATGCACTCATTACCAATCTACTCCTGACATAGTTGAACCGCTTACATAGTTCTTAGGTGACTTCATGTTAGCCCTGTCTATAGCACGTTGCGTCATGTATAGCTTGGTTAGTTTGCTGTCATCAAAGTTAATCACTCTAGCACCATGTATTGTAGGTTCATTTTCACTAGCCTTGGTTTTATATTTTCTAGGTGATACATATTCTAGTGCTTCTTCGTAACTCATTAGCTTGATGGTGACAAAACTATAATACTTGCGTGAACTAGTATCGCTAATGACAATGCTTTTTAAATAACCACGTGCCATTAAACTTTTAATTGTGTTAGACGCAGTATTTTTATCAGCATCCAAATGTTGCTTCATGTCTGTAAGCGTTTTAGGCAATACACAAAACTCTAGGTAGACGTTATACCTAGCAACCATTTCTTTTGCCAATCTGTCTAGCTTTGCTTCTTGTTTTGCGTATGAGTCTGCTAGCTTCTTTTCTCTATATGCTTGTTCTGCTGCCTTGGCTTCGTCTTGTGTCTTGTAATCGCCAATGTGGATAATATGACAATCTGAGTCCCTAGCTGTTACTACCCAAGCATCTACCTTCTTACGAAAGACAATCATAACAAACTCCTAACTTTCTCTAATAATTCAGTTTCACTACCAAAGTTTTCTTCAAATGCTAAACGACCTGCGTGATACGCTACACCGTGACCACCAGTCCTGTGATGTGTTGGACATAATGGTATTGCGTTCTTATAATCGTTTCTCATTCCTATACCCATTCCTGTGCGTAGGTGGTGTATCTCTGCTGGCATACGGCAAATGATGCAACCAAGTTCTGCAACACGATTAATGTACTCTTTTTCAGCCTTCTTCATTAAACACAAACCCAATTGTGCCAGCCCATACTTCAATATTATTTTGGAATTGAGCCATCTCTGCTGTAGATAACTTAGTCGTGCTTTTAATAACCTCAATGGCCTCACCGTTTACAGTAGACTGACTGCGTAGAAATTTAAATCCGCATAACTCATGCACCTTGTCAGGTGTTTCGCCAATGTAGTCACCTAGCGCACCATATAGCTTCCATAGCCTGCTATTTTGCTCGATGTTGCGAGTGTGTGATTTAATTGTTACGTTACATACATAACCTAAAGATAGATCTAACGCCTTGATCTTTTCAAACAAGTAAGGCAAATTACTAGTGCTTATATTAAAGTTTTTAAGTTCTTGCATTTTTAAACATATCCTTTATTTTTTGTCGTGACTCATCTGAAGTCTTAACTTTTACTGTTTCTATTTCACCAGTAATAACTCTAGTTCCATCTGTTGCTCTGAACTTACCAGTAAATCCAGCTGCCTTCATTCTTTTAATCCACTCGTTACATGTAACATTATCCAATTTTATTCTCTTTTTCAGCTGCTAATTTCGCGTCATCAATAGAATCGTAATAACCTATATTTTTATTATTATTACTTAATCCATATCTAACATTATCTCTTGAAAAGTATTTTGAAATAAGAAAAGTTCCACATTTAATTTGATATTTATCTACTTTAGTCCATTGCATAATTGTCACCTAACACTTCTTTAGCTGCTGTAACTGAAGTTTCTGGAAAGTTCTGTGGGTTACGTAATATTCGTTTAGCCCAAGCATGGTAATCAGTTTTAGGTTTTAAGCGCTCGTGTACATATTGTGCTAGTTTATCTGCATGAACCTTATTGCTTTCGTGATCTACTGGTGCAGGCAATGCTTTAAAGTCTTGGATGTTACTTGTTACGCAATGCTTTAAAAACTCATCGCAGTTAGGTGCATATTGATATTTAGCATCTAACCCAGCTTTAATGCGTTCTGCGCTTACACCAGCAAGTTCTGATGACCATGTTGCCTTGGCATTTGCAATACCTACATCTTCACCAGCTTCGTTTACCTGACCAATCTTAAACTTATCAAAAAATGTATTTCCAAAACGACCATGCAATCGCATAAAAATACGTTCAACCCATTCTGCTGGTAAATTAAAAGTCTGCATTATTATCTCCAACTAATTTTATGTGGGCTGTTTGTTCTGCTATGTACTGTGGTTTAAATACTGATAGTGCTGCATTTAATGTTGATGCTTGCTTATCCTGTTTTAACCATGATGCTTCAAATCCAGTCCAACCTTTCTCACAACAAATAGTAATTGCCTTCTCTGGAGTTATTCCTGCTAATGATGCTTGCTTACATAATGAGTTAAACATACGTTCCGTAAATGGTGCTGCTCTTTTACTTTTTCTAATAGCTTGATATTCAGTAAATAATTCCGCAGGAATTGGAGGTATGTATCTATCTTTCTTTTCTTTCTTATCTATTCTCTTCTCTTCTCTCATGACAGAATCACAACTCGTCATGACGCCATCATGATTTTGTCTTATATCTTGAATCATATTTCTCATTTTTTGATTGCTAGTAGCTGATGTCATTAATCTTTTTGCTACCTTTAAGCATGTTATTTTATTTCCATCATTCTCAAACAATCCAACAGTTATAAACCTTTTCATCATTTCTTCAACTCGCTGCACAGTTGATCCTGTATTGCGAGCAATAATTCTTGCGTCGTGTTTTAATTCAAAAGTAATGTTATCTGCTGATGTCTTACCAACAATCAATTCAAGGCAATACCAGTAAAGACCATATCCTTCTAAACCATAATCCAACAATACTTCCTGTAATTTTTCATCTAAATTTGCATTAGAATCGTGTCTAAACCATTCCATTTAATTCTCCATTAATGTTACTAGTTAACCATTATATGATTATTTTTATATAAGTACACACTTATTTTAAATAATTAATAATTACTTCTTTAGCTTCATCAAATCCGTAGCAAACTGCAGTCTTATAGTTCATTGAGTTAGCTGAATCCATAAATTCTTTTTGTTTATCTGATATTTTGCCTGCTTTAGCTTTCATTTCTATGAACATTCCATGGTATTCACCCTTAGGAACCATGAGAAAAAGATCACTAACTCCAGCAAGTACTCCTTCTGACTTTAACTTTACAGCAGTAACTATATGCCTAGCACCACCATTAGGTATAGCAAAAATGATATATTTTGGGTATTGCAGACTAAACCAGGTAATTAGCATTACTTGCTCTTGATGTTCTGTTGTTTTCATAATTACCTTAAATATATGTGTACAAATTAAATTTATGTGTTATTATTGTACTCAACAATCAAACAAACGGAGTGTAATATGGAAAATAAATACACAAGAGCATCTGCAAATATATTGTTAGAGGCTGCAGCGATACAAGAAAAGAAAGGCAATGATTATAATAATTCTGCCAGTCGCGTTCAACAAGCTGATTATTACGAGCACGGTGTATGGACTATATTAGATATTATTAAAGCTAAGTATCTTCGTATGGTTTCAGTACTAGAAACACAAGAGTCTGGTGGTGTTGTAAATTACGAGTCAGTTGAAGACTCAGCCATTGACATGATTAATTACGCATCTTTTGTTGTAGCTTATATTAGAGGTGAAGTTCCTGGTCAAAGTAAAGACAGAGATATTTTTAATAAATTAAAAGTTAAGGATATAGCATGATTTATACTTCAACTGATATAAAAAATGAATTTGAATTATCATTAAAACAAAAGCGTTTCGTAAAAGATAAAACTGGTGTTAAAACAATAGAGATCATTAACGCATCATTTATTGCAGACAATCCAGTTATATTTGGCAATGTAAATGAAGATTATGTAAAAAGAGAATTAGATTGGTATAAATCTCAATCATTAAATGTAAATGACATTCCATGCGGCGCTCCTGAAATATGGAAAAATGTATCTAGCAATACAGGGTTAATTAACTCAAATTATGGTTGGTGTATATACTCTGAAGCCAATGGTAATCAATATGCCAACGCTAAAGCAGAACTTTGTATTAACGTTTGTTCAAGACGTGCTGTTATGATATACAACAGACCTAGTATGCACGCAGATTATGATGTTGATGGTATGTCAGACTTCATGTGCACTAACGCTGTACAGTATTTAATAAGAGATGGAAAACTTCACGCTTTAGTATATATGCGTTCAAATGATGCGGTATTTGGTTATAAAAATGATTACGCTTGGCAAAAACATGTTTTGCAGCAATTATTAAAAGACTTAAATGACAACTGGATTCATATTGATGAGGGTTCTATTTACTGGAATGTTGCATCGATGCATGTTTATGAAAGACATTTTCATTTAGTAGATAATAATTATGCAAACTAATAAATGGCATAATAGATACTTAGATCTAGCTAAAAGCATATCTAGTTGGTCAAAAGATCCAAATACAAAGGTTGGCGCAGTAATAATTGGTGACAAAGGTCAAATACTATCGCAAGGTTATAATGGATTTCCTCGCGGCATACTCGATACAGAAGAAAGATTAAATGAAAGAGAAATAAAGCTATCATTTATAGTACATGCTGAAATGAATGCAATTTACAATGCAACTTATTCTGGTATATGCTTAGATAATTCAACGCTATATGTATATGGCTTGCCAATTTGCAGCGAGTGTGCTAAAGGCATAATTCAGGTTGGTATATCTAAAATTGTAATACCAAGTGAATTTGTAGAGTTACGAAAAGAATGGACTGAGTCTTGGTATAGGTCTAATAAGATGTTTAACGAAGCTAATATAAAGGTAGAGATATTATGAGCGCTAATTGGGTTGAAGATATTGAAACAATGCACCACAAGTATGGTGTTAATGAAAAAGTACGTGAATTTGATGCAAATAAATTAGCTGAATTTTTACAATTTCGCATACGCTTTTTGCAGGAAGAGTTAAATGAGTTACAAAACTCGCAGTCTGGTGATGACGCTGTAGATGCTTTAATTGATTTGTGTGTTGTTGCAATCGGTACGTTAAATGCGTTTGATGTTAATTCATTTGAAGCTTGGGACCGCGTTTTAAATGCAAATATGGCTAAAGAAGTTGGAATTAAAGCTACGCGACCAAATCCACTTGGCTTACCAGATTTAATAAAACCAGAGGGATGGACAAGCCCTTCTCACGTAGACAATGTTGGACTTTTTAGTAAATTATTTTAATTAGGATAAAAAATGGAAAAGAAAAAAGTTGGTCGACCAAAATTAAATGAAGAATTTAAAAAACAATTGATTTCAGTTAGACTAC